GATATTCCTCTACCAAAGGACCTTGCTGGTGCGAAGCCGCGATACTCTTATGGTGCGGGCCGGAATGGATTTGAACTGTTCGGGCTTGAATTCGCGAGCGACCTGGACAAGGCTGCGTATATCATTGGCGCGACAAAGCAACTGTCGAAGCGTGACGCGGATTATCTTGAGTTTGTGATGCAGCACACCGGCTACACGGCTGAACAAGCCAGGGCCTACGGTCAGGAGATTCGCGCGCAGATTAAGGCGCAGGCCAAAGAGTCTTTCGGCAAAGAACTGGGAGCACTGCAGGTTGAGCCGTCCATGCACGCGCTATCGGCCCGTGAAGCTAAATTGAAGGGCGAAGACGTTCCCGTATTGCGGGATGTGGTTTCTCCTGACGCTGGCAGAGCCGTGCAGTCAGGGCCAATTGGCCCGCATGACAGTATGGAGTTCACAGCAGCCTCTGGCAAAGAAGTCCTAGACCAGGCAAAGCAGCACATGGAGGCTCCTCGTACTGGGGCGGCCGACGATGTGGCCGAGAACTTTGAGGCTGAAATTCTGGCTACTCACAAGGACACCGCTGAGTATTATGAACCCGCAGCCAAGACTCGCAAGATGATGGAGTTGGAAAAGGAGATTGACTACCAACAATCACGTCTTGCACAAGAGCACGGAGATGTTCAGGTTGATGGACTCAAACAGGCAGATGATGCTTTGAATAAGGCAGATGACTTGCGAGCCGCCATGGTTGAAGGTATGGCTTGCTTGCTGAGGAAATAACATGGCACAGAAGAAACCCGCATCTCAGAAGACTGGCTACGCAGGCTGTATTGACGTGATTCGTCAGTCGGCCGGGGAATGGCTGTCTGATAAGGACGCAGAAGTCCTACTGGAAGAGATCGATAAGGTCGTTCAACGCAACAAGACTAAGGGCAAGCTTGAGTCCATCGAGGATCAGGTGCTCAACGCCATTGACGGCGCGACCAACGCCATGAAGGAAGCCGCCCTAATTGAAAAGCGCAACGCGCTCATCAATGCTAGAATCAAGGAGCAGGTATACGGTTACCTGGATGGTTTTCAGGATAAGGCTGAGGGACTGCTTGCATACCTTGGTGGCGGGGTCAAACTGCGTCAGGGCGGCAAGCTGTCAATCGATGCGCGTGAGAAGTCGATCGTTAACGGTGTCCTCGGCAAACTGATCAATAGCCTCGAGCAGAAGAAGCTGCTGCCATTCTTCACGTCTGGCGAGTTGGACGACGACATCGCCAGGGAGCTGTGGGCCTTAGGCGAAGGGCGTGCCGGCATCACGAAAAACCAAGAAGCCCTTGGAATCGCCGAAATCATTAACGCCGCGCAAACGGAACTGGTTGGCATGCAGAACCGGGCCGGGGCCCATATTCGCATGATGCCTGGGTATATCGTTCGTCAGTCCCACGACGTGGGTCGAATTCGCACCGCCGGCCAAGAAGCCTGGACACAATTCGTATTGCCGTTGCTGAATGAGGAAAAGACGTTCGGCAACATGGAGGTAGCTCCATTTCTGGAAGAGGCCTACAAGGGATTCTCGACTGGCCTGCATATGAAGCAGCGCGGCGAGGAAGTTGCTGATGACGCAGCGGCGCTGCTTGGGTTTACTGGTCCAGGTAATCTGGCTAAGAAGATTAGCGCCAATCGGGTGCTTCACTTCAAGGACGCTGACTCGTGGCTGAAGTACAACGAGGCTTTCGGGCAAGGCAGTCTCCGTGAGTCCATCTTGTGGGGCGTAGAATCGGCCTCGAAGAATCTAGCCTTGATGGAGGGCTTCGGCACGAACCCCGAGTCGATGTTCAAGACGCTCATCGGTGAACTGAAGGAGACTGCGCGTAACGACCCTGAGGCTTTCGACAAGCTCAATAACTGGTCGCTTGAGGCCCTGTACAAACAGATCGATGGCTCGGCTCGTATTCCAGCTAACCGCACACTGGCGGCCTGGGGCTCAGGTATTCGCGTGCTTCAGAACCTGGCGAAGCTGGGCTCGGCGGTAGTGTCATCTGTCACGGACATCCCGTTCCAAGCTGCTGCCCTGAAGTACAACGGCGTAAGTCTGTTTGAAGCCTACTCAAATGCGTTTGCAAATGTACTGCGCGGTCGTGGCGACGCTGAACAGAAGGAGATTGCTAGGCTCGTAGGCTCTGGCTTCCAGGGCATCTTGTCTGATATTGCTAGCCGTTTTGCGGCTGAAGATAATATCCCAGGCCGCATGGCTAAGTTGCAGCAGAAGTTCTTCAAGCTTAACATGATGAACTGGTGGAACGATGCCCATAAATCTGGCGTGGCTGTGATGCTGTCTAACCACCTTGGCGGCCTGAAGGATATGGACTTCGCAACCCTGCCAGATGCCACGAAGCGGATGTTCAAGCTCTACGACATCAATGAACGCGAGTGGAATGCAATTCGTTCTACGGCTTGGGAACGGGACGGTGACTGGTATCTCACACCAGATAGAATTGGTGGATTAGATGAATCTCGGATGAAAGAGGTCTATAGTCTTAATAACCTAGATATATCCTCCGAGTCCTCCCGAGAACTAAGAAAGCTCAGGGATGACCTAGAAGTCAAATTTAGGACCTATTTGACCGACCAGATTGAAACTGCCATCCCTCATCCGGATGCCCGCGTCCAAAGTCTCCTAACCCTTGGAACCCAGGCAGGTACACCGCTCGGTGAGGCCGTTCGCTTCATCATGCAGTTCAAGTCATTCCCGATTGCAGTTCTTCGTCGTGGTATGGCGCCGTTCGTTTATGGCAATGGGGCCGAATCGTTCAGTGAGGCATTATTCAAGGGCAAAGCGGACTACGCTGGATTGGCCCATATCATGGTTGCCTCGACCGTGTTCGGTTACCTGGCGATGGTTGCTAAGGACACGGTTAGAGGACGTACTCCGAAGGATCCCACTGATCCAAAGACCATCGTCGCAGCTATGACGCAAGGTGGTGGCTTGGGTATTTACGGCGACTTCGTGTTTGGTGAGTTCAATAAGTACGGGCATTCAGCAATCGCTACGCTATCTGGGCCAACTGTTGGACAGTTCGAGGATCTTGCGCGGCTGTACTCTCGCGCCAAGGAGGGAGACTCTGTTGCTGGTCAGTCTTTGCGATTCATGATGAATAACACACCGTTCGCGAATCTGTTTTATACGCGTGCTGCGTTGGACTATCTGTTCCTGCACAACCTACAGGAGACGGTTAACCCTGGCTATTTGAGCCGCATGGAGCAGCGAATTCAACGCGAGAGCGGGCAGCACTACTATCTGCCACCGACTCAGGTTATTCCGTACGGTGGCAGATAAATTCCGAGCACTAGGGTTAATAACCATGGTACAATCTATAATAACATCGGAGTAAGGTTTATGTCAACCTGGCCGAAGATCAACTCCATCTGCTGCAGTACCGCGTACAGCAACTTGAGCAAAAGGTAAAGCCATGACAATTTCGACCACCACTCGGATTGTTACCCATAACGGCAATGGGGTGACGGTCAATTTCACCTACCCGTTCAAGATTGATGACGCAGCAGACCTGCTCGTATATCTCAAATCGGGTTCCGTCTTCGTCCTTAAATCCCTTGGAACCGATTACAGCCTGACCGGGGTCCGGAATCCTGGCGGTGGGACTGTGACATTTATTGTTGCCCCTGTTTCTGCGACTGGCAATGTACGCTTCGTGCGTCGTACCGCGTTGAACCAGTTGGTTGACTATATCACCAACGACGACTTCCCGGCGGAGATTCACGAGGCGGCACTGGACAAGCTTACAATGGCTGTTCAGGACTACTTGGCAGACTCGTTTACGCTTGATGCGACGGCAGACTACTGGGAGGCTGAGTCCAAGGTCATTAAGAACGTTGCTGATCCGGTTGATCCTCAGGATGCGGTTAATAAGCAGTACATTGACGAGCACTATACGGCCACGGCTGTTACAGAATTTGTCCAATCCGGATCTGGCGCAGTAGCCCGAACGGCCTCCTCCAAGATGCGCGATATCCTGAGCGTTACTGATTTCGGCGCGTCAGGAAACGGGATTTCGGACGCAACATCTGCCCTATCGTCCGCCGTTACCGCGGCGCTTGCGGCCGGCGCATGGCTCTATTGGCCGGCGGGGACGTATCTCACGACCGCCAGCGTCGCACTCCTGCACAGCGTGCGCCACGTTGGTCCGGGAGTCATCAAGCGCGGCAGTGATGTGTTTCACGTCGCGCCCGGAGTGTACGACCACAATACGATCTACGTTTCCACTTCTGGCAATAACGCGAACGATGGTCTGTCCGCCTCTCAGCCGTTTCTTACGATCCAGGCGGCATTTGATGCGATGGTGGGGTACGGACCGACCCTCGAAGGATCATGGACGGTCAAGCTCGCTGCCGGAACCTACACCGCAGAGACCTACGTTCGAGGACTGCGCTCTCGCAACGCGATCGCCGTACGCGGGCCGTCTGTAGGCGGACATCCGAACGTTCCGACGGCTTTCATTGACGGGACGACGCCCGGCGCTCGCGGTATCGGCCTGTACTTTCAGAACTACATGACCGTTTCCGTCTACGACATCAAAATCCAGAACTGGCCGGCGGGGACGGGGACGGGGGCTATATGGGATTACCACTGCGTCGGGTACGCCGAGAACGTACATACCTACAACTGTGGCTACGATGGGTTGATGGCGAGCATCCACAGTCGGCTCGCTGTATCCGGAGGAATCCACGACGGGGCGTACTACAATCTTGTTGCCTATGGCATGTCCGAAGTCACTTTCGGCTACGGCGGTTCGGCCGGCGTCAATCGGCCAACCGTCAAGAACGGCGTAATCGCCGGGGTCTACTTTGCTGGCGGCTTCGGGCATATCGACCACTGCGACCTGCAGAATAACGCGCGCAACATCTACCTGATAAACAACAGCCGGGCGCACGTGACGGGTTGTGCGTGCTCAGGGGCATATACGGCCGACGTTGTAGTTGAGGGTGCATCGACGTGGTACAACGACCCCACGGTTACAAACACGTTTTCTTCGACGCGCGCGTTTGCCCATGGTGGATGCTTTGAGCAGGGAGCCGACTCCTACCGCTTTCAGTATGATAAAACGTCTGACAGGTTTAAGTTAGGAGGTAGTTCACTCGCTACTCCGGCAGCAAAATTCCATTTTGAATATTCCGTATCCGGTATTTCCCCGAACAGCAATACCCGCATGTTTGTCGATTCAGCAGCAGATAACTTAATTACCTTGGCCGCCGGAGCGTCCAATTCTGCCGGCCTCGCCTTTGCCAAAGCCGGCGGCGCAAATTTGGAAGGGGAGTTGTACTATTACTTTCCGACGTCGCGTATTTACATACGCACTGGTGCCGCTGATCAATACGCATTCGACAGCACGTCTTTTAGCCCTATGTCAGACAACGCACGGACTCTGGGCGGTGCGTCGAATCGGTGGAGCACGGTCTATGCCGGGACGGGCACAATCAACACGTCGGACGCGCGCGAGAAGCAGGACATCCAGGAGGTCTTGGATGCCGAAAGGCGTGTGGCGACGGCGATCAAGGCGTCATTCGGCCGTTACCGATTCAAGGACGCAGTGAAGGTCAAGGGATCGAAGGCCCGCTGGCACTTCGGCGTGACCGCGCAGGTGGTGAGGCAGGCGTTCGAGGCGGAGGGACTGGACGCCCGAGACTACGGGATGTTCTGCTACGACGAGTGGCCGGAGATCCCGGAGCGGCGAGATGACGACGGCAACGTACTCGAGGAATATCGCCCCGCTGGTAATCGGTACGGCCTGAGGTATGACGAACTTTTTGCTTTCATCATTGGAGCGACTGTTAATGCTTGAAAAAGCCACCCGCTGGAGCGACTGTTAATGCTTGAAAAAGCCACCCGCTGGAGCGACGAAAAGCTCGAAGAATTCCACGCCGAATTCCTGCGCCACATGGTTGTAGAAGAACAGGAGCGCATACAGCAGCAAGCGATGTACGACGCTCTGTTCCAGAAAGAGGAGCAGCAAATTTTAGGGCGTAAAAACGCTATTAAGGAGTAACAACGGCTGGGACAACATCACGCTGCGGTACTATGGCGGTTTCTGGATTGAAGTAAGCCGTGCGGATATTGGATCTTGAGGATAGGGTATGGAAAAGTGGGATGGAACAGAGCACCGGGGGGCGCCCTGGAGTGTGGATGTTGATAGTCTTGACCATCGTATAGATGGTATTGCACAAAAGATTGATCAATTGTCGGAAGCAGTGGGTGCACTACACACGGAATTGCGTGCCCATGTTGCAGAAGAATCACCGCTAGCTCCGGCGGTGCAGGAATTGGTAACTGTGTGGCGTGGCAGTAAGATCATGCTGCCATTTGTGGCAGGAGCGATTACATTCATTATCAGTGTAGGTGGCGTATTTATCGCCGCCGCTACTTGGCTAAAGGACCATGTGAGGTAAGATATGGAAATTGATCTTGATAAACTCAGCGCGCTTATTGACGGCGGGGTACAGGCGCCCCATGACGGCGACGATGCGGGGCATGACGACTGGCTTGGAGGTAACTACGCGGATGACAACCCACTCGTACAATTGCGTTTGGAAAACGCGCGCTTGCGTAGCGCGCTGGATGAGGCGAACCAGTGCATTCGCATGGTGCGTTCAATCCTGGGAGGGGTAGCAACGCACACGCCACCGCGCACTGTTTACCGAGGAGTCTAGTTATGCGCCCACTGCTATCTGAGACTGATGAGTACGTCCGAACAGTAAGAGTCAATAGGGTGCTGGCGCTATGTCCGTTGCGGCTATTGGCCGCGCCTTTGATGATTGCATGTGCTGCGATCAACGGGTATCGAGTTGAACTGTGCGCTATGCTCGACGCTCCAGCGCGCCGCCTTGGGCAATGACATGAGTTGAGCGTTAACCGCACACGGTGCTGCGGGTCTTCGTTGCTGAACCGCCTGTCATCTATCTGTTCTGATATCGGTCTGGCCCGCAATCTCAAACACACACCTATCTTTGTCTCCTATTCGAACGCAATATCAGCTAAACCACTCCCTCAGTTCATCACCGTTGATGATCGCTGAAATCTTGCGCTTGCTTCTCAGGGCCTTGATAATGCGTTCGTCAACGGTGTTTCTGCATACGAGGTCGACGTAGTTTACTGAGCTAGCTGTTTGCCCGATGCGGTGAACGCGGTCCTCAGACTGTGTACGATGCTCCAGATCATATGAGTTGCTGAAGTAGACCACTGACGCGCTAGCTGTCAGCGTCAGACCAAAGCGCCCGGTCGCCGGATTACCAACAAAGAAACGAACGGCCCCATTCTGAAACCCTTGGACTGCGGCTCGCCGCTCCTCGCTATCCGTGTCCCCGTAGTAGCTGACGACAGACTCCTTACCATACTCGTCTTCAAGGGCTTTGAGGATTTTCTTGATGTTGTTACGGTACGTCGCCCAGATGATAACCTTTCCACCTATTCCAGCGAGGACGTCCATGAGCGCATCAATGCGGGGATTGGGTAGGTCAATCTCTGTACCATCATCCGTCTTGAGGAAACCGCATGTGATCTGATGGAGTCGCAAGAGTTGGGTAATGACCATCGGCGCGGTAACTACCTCACCACTGCGTAGCAGCGCCACAGCCTCGTCCTTCATCTGCTTGTACAGCTTGAGTTGCTCCTTCGACAGCTCAACATCCCAGGTCTGGTAGACTTTAGGCGGCAGGTCGAGGCACTCATCTTTCGTGACGCGATATGAGAACGGCTTGATGGACTCCTTCAGCTCATCGAGGCGCTGATAGCCTGTAATCATCTTGAACGAACGATTGCCGCCAGTACGCTCCACCATGATGCAGTACCGTGCCCTGAAGGCATAGAAGCTGGTGTAACCTAGGAGGTGTGGACTCAAGAAGCAGCACTGGCTGTACATATCAATCGGACCCTTGGGCACAGGGTCACCAGTCATGATACGACGGTACGCAGCCTTCTTTCCAAGGGCTATAATGTTTTTCGTACGCTGCGCCGAGATGTTCTTGATCGTGGTAGATTCGTCGATGCCAATGAGCAGACGTTCGCCGTACGCGTTGATGAAACTCGATGCGAATTTGAGACCTGACTCGTAGCTAAACGCCTCCACGTTCATGCTCATCCAGCGTAGGCCCTTGAACGTCTTGAACTTACGCCATTCGTCTTGCAGTTCAGGTTTGGCCGGGGACTGCCAATAACTGCTGATGATTGGGATGTCATCTGGCCAATGTGTTGGAAGCTCCTTGTCCACCCAGTTCATGTACACGCCCTTAGGGGCAATAAGCAGAACCGCATCGATCTTGCCCGCGTGGTACAACGCAGCTGCGGTGTCGATCAATACCTTCGACTTGCCGCACCCCATTTCTAGAAACAGGGCGTAGTTCTTCATGGACCAGGATTTTTCAAGGCAATCTAACTGGTGTGCAAATGGGGTAGTCTTGAATGTAAGTTTTTCAGGTAGCGACACGGTGAACCTCCACGTGACAAGGGTTGCAAAGCCAAACCACCTCTAGCGGCTTGGTTATTTATTGAGGGCATTTTAATATCCTCGGATGAAAGTGGTCTATGGGTATAATAAGGCTGGTATATTATCCGAGACTCTCCGAGATGGAGGAAGTCATCTGATTATACCCAATTGAATGAATTTAGTGTCCTTGGCTCAATGATGAATAGATTTTGCTTGGCCCGTGTGGCCGCAACGTAGAACACGCGGAGTTCGTTGTCCGGGTCGTTGGTCATTTCCTCAAACGACTTGTAGCTCATGTCGGAGTAGATAACCACATTGGTGGCCTCACCACCCTTGGCTCCGTGGATCGTTGACAGCTTAATGCGCGGCGTCTTTGTGATAGACTCCTTACGACGCAAGCAGGCAATGAAGTAATCCTTCACGTCCTGACCTATGCGTGTAAAGGCCTCATGCCATATCGGTCCAGTCCCGTCAACCTTGGCCCCATACTTCTTGATCAGAGCGCGGTCGTCATCGGTAATGTCCTTACCAGCTCGCAAGTTCTCGTATGCGCGGATGGCTGCCGCCTGGTCTGTGCGCATCGGGGAATCTTTCGAGTCATAGGCGAAGCCTTCCATCTCGCAGAGCTGCTCGGCAGGGTTCAGCAAATACTTATTGCGGGCGAGTACCAGCCAATCGCCTTGTGACATATCGATGTCGGAGATGTCGGAGACAAAGGACACGAGGCCTTCCTCATCGCGAGAACTAAAAGCCTTTGGTCGCCTGTTGGATATGCCGCGGATAACGGCCTCAGACAGTCGATGCACGGCCTTGGGCAAGCGGTATGATTTAGCCAGAGTCGTTACGTTGCCAGGCATGCTGATGAACGAGTCAGGGTCTGCGCCGGCCCAAGCAAAGATGGCCTGGTCGTCGTCACCCGCAATGTATACCTGCTCGCTATTGGCAATAAGTTTGTGGACCACCGCCCACTGCAGACGGGATAAGTCCTGCGCCTCATCGATGAATAGCACCTTGAAGCGCGGTAGATTCTTCTCGGCCAACATTAGAGTAAGCATATCGTTGAAGTCCATCAACGAATACGAATCCTTGTAGGCTTCAAGCGTACTCTTGAGTCGGGACAACTCGGAAAAGGAGAAGTCCTCTGTGGAGCGATTATACTGCTCCTCAAGAGAGAGCATCCGCACTCGTGCGAGTCCCTCTTGAAACAGCATACGGTCGCCGGCATATCCACCTGGAAGCATAACTCCCTCATCCATAACCATGAAGCCACTATACTCGATACCGAGCTTCTCGCATATTTGAGAATAGTGGTTGCGCTTCATAATCATCTTTGTGTCGAGTCTCAACCAGCGGAATGCCAGCGAGTGGAGCGTTCGGAACCAAGGGAGTTCATCCTTGCGAAAGCCGAAGCGCTCAGTGGCTCGCGATTTGGCTTCGTCCGCAGCCTTAACAGTGAACGAGATATACCCAACGTCTTTAGGCCTTATGCCCTTGCCAAGATACTCGTCAAGCAGATTGAGAAGGGTGGTTGTCTTGCCGGTGCCAGGTGGCCCGACGATAATGTTTACATTGCTCAAAATGGTCCTCCGTTTTTCCACGTATTCGGGACATCGAGTTTCGTCTCTTGTCCTAGTTGGGCAATCGACCAGGCATTTGTGCCCTTACCCTTAATGTTAAAGAAGTGGTGCTTCGCCTTCAGGTCATTCTTCAGGTACGAGGTAATCTCATGCATTGACATGAGCTTGAATTTGTGCCGCTCAAGAAATGCCATGAACCCAGACAGGGTGAAGTAGTGCCGGCTGTCTTCTGTGTACGGCTTGCCAAGGCGAATCTCTTCTTTAGAGAGGGCCTGCGCACGTTGCGTGCAGTACCGCTCCAGGTATTCCATGAGCTGGCCCTTAGGCGAGCTGTCATTAGGCGCATCGATAACAGTCACGTTTTCCATGAGGCTCTGAATCATAACCTGCCAGGCCTTGCCATTCATAACAGGTGGCATCATGTTAAGGGCTTCCATACAAACCCTTTGGAATCGGTGCTGTGACTGAATGTCCTCAGTCTCCAGCTCTAGTCTGCCACCGCCCTCAATGTCAGCAAACCAGATGGGCGGAACCGAGTTGTACTTGGTAAGGCTGGTGACGATTGGCATGCCAGCATGGTCGCCAACACCGTACTTGCGGCCACGGCAAACAGACGAGTTGCAATGGCTTGAGCAGGGCACCTGCTGACAAGTGTATTGGTAATCCTTCTTCTTGAGGGACTTGAGCAGCTCCTTGACTTCAGAGATACCCAGTGGCGGCTGCATGTACTGGATGTTATACTCTTCGACTTTACCTTCCCAGCTGTCCGGAGCAGACTTCTTCGCGTAAACGCCCAGGTTATAGAGCCCATTGTTACGCGTGCCCTGAGGAAAGCCCTGTGTCGCCAAGTGCTGCAGGCAAGGAGGGCCATCACTAAAGTCATCCTTAATCTGAATACCAAAAGATTCGAGTTCATCTGCAGTAACCCTCTTGATGTACGCAGTCTGCGTGAATTCGTCCATATCCATGATGTGGCCATCAGGACGGATGCCATGGCGACCGCCAGCCACACCATCAAAGTATGGCATGTTGATCCAGTTACCGATGTCACCACGATCTGGAAGAACTTCAGACTGCTTTGGAAAGATTTCTGCCTTGCCGTGGCCAAGTGCCGCAGCCATCTCGCGTAGTTTACGCTGGACCAATCCGGCAGGGGTTGGCTCACTAAGGAATATCCAGCCATGCAAACCGCCAGACTTGGACTTGCAAGGGACCAAGGGCATTCGGAGATCCTCGATCTTCTTGGCCATGGTCGCGTGGTCCATGTTCGAATAGATGTCGATGTCTATCGCGCCGAACTGGACGGTGGAGTCATCTCTAATAGGCACGATGCCAATGGCTTGCGTACCGTTGAGGTGTTGTAGCCAGATGTCACGTGTGACTGGCTTATGAATACTGCGGACCTTCCCGGTCTTTTTGCCGTCGCGCTCGCGAGAATTCGTTATCTCAAACGTCCCGTATGCGCGCTCTAGCCCGTGGAACAGGTCCATGAATTTATCTACTTGTTCTGTCATAGCTCCGCCCACCACTAAAGGAGACGACGGGCCGAAGCCCGCCGCCTATTGACTGAATATCAGAATACGCCACTGTCCCCGTGCGTATCGACATCGTCACCTTCAGCTATGTCAACCCGCGCCTTAACGGCGCCAGTGCGGACCTGCTCAGCGAACTTCTTCGCGACCTGGTAAAGACCAGCATCATCGACCAGGCCGGTGGCGCGCAGTTTCCAATTGCACCATTCACCCTTGGCGTTGGACACAGCCTCGGTGGTAACATGGAATTTTTGCGCGAACATCGGCGGGTTGAACAGACCTTGCGGGCCCATGACCTGCAGACTGGACATGAGGCTATTCCACTTGCGACCAACCTTCATCTGCGTGCGAGCCATGGAGATGATGGCTGGTTCGAAGCCGCCGTTTTCCTTGCACATCAGAACGTAGTAGTAGAACGTCGGCACGATGATGTTGCCATTGTCCTTACGCACATCGAAACCCTGCTCGTTACGGTTGCAATGATTGAGGATTTGGTCGTTGCTGTGCGACGCAATCCAACCACCGCCAGAGTCACGAGGTGCCCATTCAACCCAGGCCTTTTGGAATGCACACGGAATGACGTTGATACCGTCTTCGGATGCGAACAGTTCTTGCGTGACTGTGTTGAAGATGTCGCCTTCTTCTGCTCCGTCTACACGTTGAGGCGAGGACTTCTTCACTTGCGGGCTGAGTGATTGAAGAATCCGCAGATACGGTAGAGCCATATCCGTGATGGACATTTGCTCACGACCAATACCTGCGTCAGCCGCCAGCATGGACGCGTCCATAGTTGCGGGAAGGTTGTTGGACACCGTTGCGACTTCTGTCTTGGGTGTTTCTTTTGCTGCTGCCTTTGTAGCCATGGTAGGTTTCCTTTACTTGATTTCGGCTTTGTTGCCAATGTAGACGCCAAAGGTCTCGAGCGGAAGGTCTGCGCCTGATTCGACCATCTCCCGGATAAAGGCTTTCAACGTCATCGGATGCACGGACTTTTCGTTCACCGCGACGTATCCATTAGCTTGCAGCAATTCGAGAACTGCTGAGGCCTTGGAATCTTCGCCCTTACCAAACTGCATATTGACGATGTTCTTGATGATGTCATCGTGGCCGTTCTGCTTAAGCCAGCCAAACGCCTCATCACGGTGGTCGTCGGTAATCTTGCCCTGATAGAATTTCTTGATGCTAATCTTCAAGCCGTTCTCGAGCTTGAACTCACGAACTCCGCATTGGAGCATAGCATCGGGCAACTGAACTTCCTGAATGTTACGCAACTCTTCTTTGAGCTGCTTCAGGTAATCCTCGCCTTTCTTGACGCGGTCTTCGAGTGTGCGCTGCTGGTCAGCAAGCGCCGCAATCTTTGACAGGTCCTCTTGTTGAGGGGCTGCGGCAGTGTCAGCCGCCATCTGGGAAAACAGGTCTTCCATTAGAATCTCCTTCACGATTAGGAAGTTATATTATACATCGAATAATGACTCTTGAATATCCCGATGTTTCATAATTTCGCGCAATAGTCCATCATAGTCGAAGGGCTTACTGGTACGAAATACTACACGCCAGGTTTCCAGGTCATCGGATAAAGCAAACAATCGCAACTCTGACAGGTCGCGCCCGAGTACAAAGGTTTTTGAGCCTGCCCGTTTACGGCGGATATGCCACGCGATTTGCGAAGGACGAATCTCGAATGACCCGCGCTTGTCGAGTAGCTTCTGCTCTAGCCAGAACTCAAATCCCTTGTACACGCAGTTCAGGTCGGCTAGACCAGAACCGGCAACAGACTCAATCCGTTCGAGTAAGACGTTTGGCCAGTTGTTCTTTAACAGGGTAGAAATTGACGTTTCCTTCACCGAACACCCCCGGAAAATTAGTTCTGATTTGGTCGTAGACTGTCACCGCGCCGGCTTCAGCCTCGGCCGTTTGCGGGATTGCTGGATTCATGTTGAACGGCACACCATGTGTTGTCTCCATCCGGGTATTACCGGGAGTCGGATTATACGCACGCATGAGCTCAACCAGGTTGTCGTAGCGCTGGAGGATGTCCTTCAGAATCGTAAACACGATCTTGCCGAGTTCAGTGAGATCCGTGAAGTGCCGACCGCCAGAGTGTGGCAACGCGTGTGTTGCAGATTCCAGGTACATCGGTATACCGATATGCTTCTGGATAACCTTTGCCCGATAGATCACGTTGGCAGGGGTCATGTTCAGACGTTTACCGGCCGCGGTCGATGTGCCTTCTTCGATGTAGACTACGAAACACCGAATGTCCTGGATGTCCAGGTCGCAGAAGTTGTGGCGCTTTACGCCAGGTCTCTTTTCCATGCTACACCTCGATTAGTTCACATTCGCCCCAGCTCGGGCCGACTTCAACGTCGACGACGAGAGGAACTTCCAACTTCATGGCGTTGATAAGGATGTCACGAATCTCAGCCGCATGCTTACGATCGCCAATACGCACCGGGCAGTCGATTTCGTCGTGCACCGTATTGTAGATCGTATGCCCAGCCTCATGTACTTCGACGATGGCCTTCTTCACCATGTCAGCAGAGCTGCCCTGAACGGCGGCGTTCAGGGCCTTGTGCGTGAACTCACCACCAGGGAAGTGACGACGTCTGCCCATGATTGTACGAATGTAGCCCCGGCGCTTAGCCTGCCGTGTGGCCTCGTCACCGAGCATTCGTACAAATGGAACCGCCTTGTGATAGGCGTCAAGGATCGGACCTGACTCGTCAACGGCAACGCCGAGTTGTGCTGCCAGTTTGTTCTTGCCCATGCCGTAAGCCAGGCCCAGGTTAATCGGCTTAGCCACCTTACGACCCCAGGCACGACCAGACGCTTGCTCCATAAGGTCTGCAACCAGCTGGTGGTAGTCTGTGCGCGGATTGGTAACGTACTTCTCACGAGCCTCATCAGCCCCTTTGTACCCACGAAGGTAGCCGTAGTGCACGGTAACACGAGGCTCCTGCTGCGAGTAGTCGAACATGCCAAAGTCGTAGCCATCATCTGCAACAAAGATGCCGCGGACCAGGGGTGCTAGAATGGGGTGTCGTGCTGGTACCTGCTGCATGTTGGGGTTGGAGCTAGATAACCGTCCTGACTTTGTGCCTCCGTCATCTCGACGTGTTTGCTTGAAGTTCGGATGAACACGCCCCTTGACGGAGGCATTGAGGATCTTGCCCTGTATAAATACATTCGAGCTCCGATTCAACTGCCGCACGAGAAGAACATTCTTAAAGAAGTCAGAGTCGGCCGTTGCCAGCCAGTCGGCAGTGAACGACGGATTACCCTTCTCAGTACGCGGATACGCCCAGCCATTTTTCTCACAGGCAGCGGCCAACGCCTGATTTGACCAGACGTCAATGAGTCCGCTACCGAAATGGTTAACGGCCGATTGAGCCTCTTGCTGGCGCGCAGTCAGCTCAGCCACAGCCCGTTCAGCCTTCTCATAGGAGATGGGCATACCGCGCATGCGCATAGCATGAAGAGCGTCAATGAGACGGCACTCGATGTCGTACACCTCCATGAGCTCGTTCTCTTCGAGCTTCGGCAGTTGAAGCATGAGAATCTCACGAGCAGCATCTGCGTCACGTTCAGCGTACGGTCCGACAAACCGAGCAGGCAAACGCCATAGGTTGGCTTTCACTTGCTTCTCAGTCTTCCAACCACGCTCAAGGGCCGCCTGCCTCAGCAGGGTTTCGTCCTTACCTTCGCCGAGGTAGCGCTGTGCGAGGGCCTCCAACCTGTAAGACGCATGGAGTTCGTAGATGAGGGCCTCGGCTACCTGCACGTCATGCTTGGGCCCATTCACCTTGATGCCTTCAGACTCCAACCAGCCTAGATCGTAAATGATGTTCGCCCCGACCTTTGGCTCATTGCCAGCAAGTTGACGCTTAAGCCACCGGATGACCGTGTCCTTGGGCAGGTTGTCTCCACCCTCGTGGGCTATCGGATAGTAGGCCTTGAAGCCGGGTACCGATACTGAGATGCCAACAAGCTTGCCATCACGGCGAATGTCTCCTGGCCCCATCTCAAGTAGATTTGGATCGCAGGTTTCGCAGTCAATGCCGATATAGTTGGCGCCAAGCAGGTCAGGGTAGTTTGCTTGTGGTTGCCAATCGCTCATATATCTAACTCCATTTGTACCTGCGTAATTGCATCAGGGATGATAACTAGTTCACGACCGCTGTCAGTCCACAGCGTTGCTGCTCGTTGGTCGTACAGGGCTGGCGTAACTATTCGCTTACAGCTAGTGTTTAGCAATAGCTTCACGCAATGTATGCACGGACTAACTGTTACGTAGCACGTGTCAATATCAAAAACGTTGCGGCACTGCAGTAATGCGTTTTGCTCGGCGTGAATAGCTTCACACTCATCTAATTTCTGCCCTGACGGCGCCGTTGCGCCCTGGCACGCGTGAGGATAGCCCACTGGTTCGAACATGTCATGATGGTTGCAGTGAGGGCGACCAGCGGCCACACCATTATAGCCAGTAGCAAGCACATGGCGGCGGCTATTAACCAGAACGGCACCCACAGCGCGACGTAGACAAGTCGCTCGCGTAGCGACAAGTGCGGCCATTCGTATGAAGTAGGTAGCATGGTCAGGTCTCATTTCCTCAGCTCCATCAAGAATCGTTGGTTGCCAATGAACTCGTTATCTGCGACCGTCCATAACCAGCAACGGAGGTCTTCTGGATGTTTGAACTCATCAACGTTCAGTGGCTCGATGGTAAAGAACGATGTTGGCTTGTCGAGAATTTCTCGAACAGCATCCCAATTGGTAGCGTACAGGTGTTGGCTAGCCGCATAGAAGTGCAAGTTGCCCAACTGCACCTCTCCAAACCTTGTATCCAGCTTGCGCAGCCACAGTAGCAGATAGGCGCTGACCATCGAGAAGTTGAACCAATCATATGGCACGCCAAGCCAGGCGTCTGATGACCGCATGTTAGCGAAGCAATGGAGCTCGTTATCGCGGATAGTCCACTGAAGGCTTACGGTACAAGGGATGTCCTTGGAGGCCGGCGGCGATTCGCGCCAGATAGTGAGTACAGCCTGCCGGGTATCGAAGTCTCGACGTAGGGCTGCGATAACATGTGGCAACTGGTCTTTGATACGCGGACCATACGCGCCGAAGAAGAACGCACCATCATCGGAGAAGTTGCTGATGGCCTTGGAGTACGGGCGAATGTCGTCAACGGTGTTGTAGCCGCCGATGATCCATGCAGCCTCAGCTGGAAGGAAGCGATAACCGAGCGCCCGCTCGTTGATGGTGATCACGGGATTGCACATGGAAATAACCGACTTACAACCGAGAATCTCCTTGGTGGGCACTCCACGTGGATGAGTGAGATGGCCTGCGCTCATGATGTTCTCGAGCAGAGCTGTCCAGGCTAGATTGACGTCTGTCATGTTGGAAACCTCCTTGTAGCGATTAAGAACCCGTATGTCCACTCCGCCCGACGAGCGGCGTCGAGACCAGATTTGCTTGGGTGTGGGTCATGAATTATTTCGCCATTGCGTCCAACAACGGCGTGCCAGGTATCTCGATCTGTTGGTCCGTAGATGAGGTGATAGGTTTGTGGGTGCCATAGCGTAAACTCAAAAGCACAAACCTCTAGGTGGCCAAGACCATGGGGTGCTAGAAACCTATTTATTCTGGCGTTAAATTCGTTAGTGTCCTGCGTATTGTCAAACAGGAAGTGTGGTACTTCGTCAATTGGTAGATCGAGCAGACTAGCAATGCTGGCTCGTTGACAATCACCGTATAGCCCCTTATCGGGTATATGCAATATCAGCTGATCGACTGGTGTCATGTTGGAAACCTCCCGTATGCTTCAGATCTTAGAACTGCGCTGCCGAGGTCACAGGCTAGTGTCTTACCACTCCTGAACCGAAGGTCGTACGCAGGGTGAACGACGTTCTGTGGATTGGAAAGAATCTTCCACGCCTTGGAGCCGCCGCCGAAGTCACGAACCAGTGGATCGAATACCGCAGACCCGAATACAATTGTGTGCAACTCGAAGTTATGTACCAAGTAACTGGTTTCCGCCTTTGAGTTGTTGTAGTTGGTATACAGACACTCATGCTCAGGTATGCCCAAGCGCTCCATGGTCTGGGCCAGGTGGAGACTCGACGCCGCATAATCGTGGAATGGCCACCATTTACCGTGGCGCTTACGCGGGTTCGTCTTGTCACCAACCAGCAGGTACTTCGCCGGTGAGATGTGCCCCGTTAGGTTGTAGTTCGCCGGATCGAGGGCAAGGTCAACCTGCTCGGCACGCCAAGCCTGTAAGTCGGCTACAAGGGCTGCAGCGTACGCGTCTACGGTATTCTCCCCACAGCCCTGAAGCGCGTGCTTTTGGTAATCGTATCGACGTACGTGTGGCCACGTCTTTACCTTGTCCCAGAGCTTGTGATATTCAATCACGACAGGAGAAATGTCTTTATACATCTCCTCCCTGGTCAATTTTAGGCCTTCATAGGCATTCAGGTGGTCTCGGATATTCTCGGGAAGTGAATAGACGTATATACAACCATACTTGAGTGCTATCCGATCCAACATGCGATACATCAATGGCCACTTAGAGCCATTGCGGTATGCATTTGCGTAGCACAGCTCGCTCATCCACCAACGATCGATGACGACCAGCTTATCCTTGGAACGTTTCCCCGCCCAATGAATAGCTGCTGTGTGGTAGTCGAACATATTATTCGGCCAGCGGTAGGTTAGATGCAGATACTCAGCATCGTACTGCTCTACCAACCGCTGTGCCAGTGTTGACTTTCCACTGCCGTCAGGGCCATCGATAATGATAATCCCTGTCGGCTTGGTCATTAGTTGCCTCCCACCAGGTCGTGGAGTTTGGGCGGCTGCCAGCCTTCGGGTTTCACTACGTCGAAGCCAGACTTCCGCTTGGATTCTTCTGCGCTAGTGGCGCGAATCTTTCGCATATTGGCATTGTGCACGCGCTGCCAGGCTTCGCCGATGATGGTCTTGCCGAGTTCGTGCTTGTTGCCGAAACCATGGAAGAGCGCGGTGCCGGCCAGAACGTAGGCCAGGTCGACGAGGCCGTCAAGGGCTTTTTCCAGGTCACGAAGAACCGGCTCGTTACCGAACGGCTCAGCTTTGGTAAACTCCACGCCTTCCTCGGTCACAGTCAGCTCAAGGCCAACAGCCTGCGCGTACTCGACAAGTTCTTCCAGCATAAAGTTGGCCCGCATGAGAACCAACTCAGCATCATCAATGTGCTGCGGAGAACCGGGTTGAAGGGAGTCCAGGCCGAATTTGGCGTGAAAATCGTGTACGTCGTTGACGAGCTTATCCATGTTGCTTCTCCAGCAGTTGGTTGATGAAATCGGTCCACTTGTCCGACGACGAGTGCGAAGCACCTGCGGCGTCAGCAAGCGCCGGAATGGTCTTGCCGAGTTCGTGCTTGTTACCGACGATACCTTGAGGCTTGCGTACGCGCCAGATCGCATTTCGCGAAAGGTGCGGGTACAAGGGTGCAAAGATTGTCGCCAGGTAATTGGTATCGTAGTAGTCACGCAGGCGGTTGAACAGGGGCCCGTGGCCATCCTTCTCAAGCTGGCCCTGATAATCACGAATTGAGGCAAACGTGCCATTGACTTGCACGACCTCAAGACCGGCGGCATCAATGAGTGCGTGCAAACCGTCGAATGACATCTCATTCACATGATTGCCAGCTGCTCCAACAGAGGCATCGTAGCACGGTGTGGAGAAGAACGCGCGACCGTCATCCTCAAGTAGACTCGCAATCCTTTGGAGGATACGGAAGCTGTGCTCCGGCTCAACATGCTCGAGTACCTCGAAGCAGGTGATTACCGCAAAGGTTGAGCCATTATCGTTCCATTCACAGACGTCAGTTTGCCCGACGAGTTCGTGCGGGTAGCGACCAAGGTTGAAGGGGGCTTCGAGTTTGTTGATGTCAATGCCGGTATAGCTACCAGTATCAGGAATCATCTTGCTGCTATACAGCAGCCGAAGCAGGGGAAGATCCCGGCCGCAACCGATGTCGAGCAGGTCTGCAGTCTTGTAGCGAGATTTCTCGCCCATGAACTTTGCCACATGCGACCAACGCAGACAGTGCGCAATATAGTCACGATGAATGAACCCACGGGTTTCGGCTTGATCGATGGACAAGTGGGTGTTGTCCATGGTTTTGCCGCGTATATTTGCCATAATGAAGCTATCTCACTGTTGTTAAAAGAGCGGGCCGAAGCCCGCGAAAAGCCAGTATGGAGAGACTGGCAACTGCTACTTAACTAATGGGGGGCGTGTTTCGGTTTGGTTACCACCTGCGAATTGGTCTGTGAAGACTTCACGCTTGTTTTTGCTGTATCCAAAGGCCGAAAGCTGTCCTGCGGAATGGGGTTACCGCTCCAGTTGCATTTGCATTTGGACATGACCCACTCCTCTTCCACTGTGGGGACGTCTTGCCACACCAGCGTGAGTTGCTGGAGAACAAGATCATCACCACGCTTGACGTAGCGAACTTGCATGATGAGCTCCTTGTTGGTTAAAAGAGCGGGCCGGAGCCCGCGAAAACTAGTTGGAGGTCTTACGAGGTGATCGGGGCCGGGTGTTTCGGCTTCATCGCAATCGGAGCCGCACGAGACGTCTTCTGATTGTTCTTAGCCGTGTCCAGAGCCTTGAAGCCGTCTTTCGGCAGCGGATTACCAGACCAGTAACACTGGGCCATGGCTTACTCCTCTTCGACAGTGGGTACGTCTTGCCACACCAGCGGACGAGCAACAACGTTGCCATCTTCGTCGGTCTCCTCGACCTGGACGAGCTGCTGGAGAACAAGATCATCACCGCGCTTAACTACGCGAACTTGCATGATGAGCTCCTTGTTGGTTAACCTTAAGGCGAAACGCACTCAATGAGAACGCTTCGTGTAAGGTGCTCCCCTGATACCCCAGGCGGGGAGCGGTCCTGCGTGAAGGATGGAGGTCCTTTGGGTGGGCGGGTTACTTCTCGATAGTGAAGAGACCGGCGTTGACCAGGTCCTTCTGGTAGTACGACACGATGCGGCCGACCGGCTGCTTGGTCTTGAATTCGGGATCCTTGGCCAGCTCTCCGCACAGCTGGTCGCGGGTGATCGAGTTGTGGGCCTTGACGTGCTTGACGATCAGGAGCGCCTGCGGGGCGAACTTCTGGCCTTCAGCCAGGTCCTTTTGGAACACAAACTTGTCGGCGTTGCCGCGAGCAGCCTTGGGGGCCTTTTCCGCCGGAGCAGCGGTGTTTTCGCCGGTGTTTTCAGCAGCGGTGTTTTCGCCGGTGGTTTGTTCGGTTTCGGTAGCTGCCACTTTTGCCTTTGCCATGATGATTCTCCTTAAGAGGTTGGGTTTCCGTTGAATATGGATGTTGTGTCCATGAGTAAGATTATACACCACATAAAAGTGAAGTAAACCCCGTTATTACATTCTTCCGCAAGTTGTCGCGTTAGAACGCCCAGAGGCTATTAGCTGTTTGCTGCATGTCCGCTTTTAGCGCCGCCAGGGCCTCTTCTTCAGTCGCTCCGTCTCCTTCGGCCCAATTGTCGTGAAACTCAGGGTGAAATGGATTATACCTGCAAGCTTTGAACTCGGCCTCGTCCATGTTGGTGGTACCCATGAGGGCAATACCACAGCGGGCTTTGAATGTTCCATCAGTCATCCGTTTCACATGCACAGGCGTTGTCCCGGCCACACCGATGTGGCTACACTTATGCACAACTACGTATTCTTCTTGCATAATAATCTCCTACCACGCTTGCGGTCGAACAAGACCAAGGACCGTGATCTGGCCCTTATGGATTTTTGCCTTCGCGTAGACCTTGTCCTGTGCGCCCATCAGCTTGTCAATGGCAGGATCGAGGTCAGTTTGCTGCATAAACGTGCGCTCTTGGTTATAGATAAGCTGCTGACGTTTGTCAGCGTTCGTGACCAGGCTGCGTTGAATTTTTACGATGGTTGTCACAGATCACTCCTAAATCCGAGGAAGACGGGGAATCGCGGCTTGTCTTTTACACCAGACGCGAAGAACTTGTACTTGATAACCTGCTCGGGCAACTGATCCCTTTGTTTCCAAAGGGCTTCACGAGTGGCCTGATCGAACCCGGTGCCGATGTCGAATTCCACCCCGCTGTAGACGTCACGAACAGATAGGCCGCCGAGTACGCCCTTACCGACCATGCCGGCTTTGTGGGATGATCGCTCGGTGTAGCCCAGCTCGTTCTGCGTAGCCTCATTGGCGTTGTGCATGAGTTCGTATGCCGAGAGGATTACGGCCTCAGAGTCGTCGAAGCGCTTCAGCTTCAGCAGCCAGCCTTCGCGCTCAGTGGAGCGGCCATGCTTGTACGGACCGTTCTGGTGCCGTAGCATAACACCTTCGTAGCCAGCCGCGAGATACTGCTCTTCGAGTGCCGTGAGTGTTTGCTCACAAGCAATGAAGCGATGCTCCACAGGCACGATTGGAATGACCGGGTTCAGCCGTCCGATAATCTCCTGTGATGCACGCAGTCGAGCATGGAAGCCACCAGTGTGGTCGAACTTATCAAATACATGGTACGACACGTCTGGTGCGCCCGCTTGGGACATCACACCGCTAGTTGTGTTACGGTAGACGTCCTTGTCAGTTGGTGCGCCAACAATCAGCTCCCCGTCAAGGCCAGTGTATTCAGGCCTGCCAAATAGCTCCTGCACGTGTGCGTTTGGTATCGGCTTAAACGACCTGCTCATGACGACGCCATTGATGATTAACGCCCGAACACCGTCGAGCTTCGGCGAGGCCAGGAGTGGGTAGCTAAGACCCTTGCCATCTGTCTTTGCTGCAAGCATTGGTTTCATTCCACCCTCCACATCTTTTGATTACGTTCACGAAGCGTTTGACATTCGACACACAGGCGGAACCCATGCTGCCGGCGGATAGTGTGCATTTCATCACCGCACTGGTCGCACTCTTCCGGGCCGTAGGCTGGAGGCCGTTGCCTAATTCTATCACGAAGCATCTGTTCTCGCTCCAGCCATTCTTGGGTAATATCTGCATCGTCCATCAGTGTATCGTCTCCCTTTGTGGGCACCAAACCATGGCGAATGGTAGCCCGTCGTTGATGGCTGCTTGGAGGAAGTCGTCAAGCACGTTGACGGCGAATCCTCGGCCGCAGTCGGTTAAGTAAAATTGTCGCGCTGGCGTGAGCTGATACACGTATGAAGGCTCTTCTGTGCCAGAGGCCACGATCAGCTTGTCCGGAAGTTGTAAGGTGTCAGCCATGCTTGAGAAGTCCTACGATGATGGTTACAAGGGCGTATAAGATGAACGGACCTACCGTCATGACGGCTATCCATACCTTATTCACAGGCGTCCCTCTGCGCGTTGTAGTTACGCGGAGCGCACTCCTGCTTGCGAGCGTCCTCGTAATCCATTGTACCCACAAAGCCGAAGGCTAGCAGGATGAGAAGGAGCGCGACCCACGGATGCCGTTCGAAGAAGCTACTCATTTATCTCCCTCCTTGGCGAAGCGGATAAACCCCTTGCTGATAAGCGTGCCGCGGTAGTATTGCCAGATGCGCCACGATGACTGCTTGGTGTGCAGCATTTCTTTCTTAGTCTCCAGTAGCTCTTGCAACTCCCCTTCTGTGAAGACACGCGAAGAGCGGTCGTACATAGCAGACGTGAGGACGTCCAACACCGCACACGCTTGAGGTGGCAGCCGAGCGTAACCCTGTATGTGGGCGTCGTTGTGCTCGTCGTAGACAAAGAGATAACTGAGTTTCCGCCGGTAACGTTTTGTACCTGCAGGACGACCGCGGGTCTTCTTCACATGCTGCTGCGTCTCTATGATGTCGTCATAGCGCGCTTGTGGGTCGTAAGACTGTAGCAGAAGAGAGGCCCACAATTCCTTGCCGCTCTTAGAGCCGAAGCGTCTACCCAGCTCGTGGAGCTTGTGCGTGCCGCCAGGGAAGCGCGCCTGCAGGTCCGCGTAGTCTATAAATATCAGATGATGTTGGTCGAGTGGCATCACCTGCTTGGCGACGGCCATGTTGTCGAATCTGAGCCATTTCCCATCCCAGCAACCTATAACATGCGTGAATACCACACTCTCTGCTACAGCCTGCTTGTTGAGGGCTCCCTTGCCATGTTGTACGTTGTACTTGGCAGATGTATTACTACCCATGAAAGCTCCTTTACACGTTAACCTCAGGATTGAGGTATAATTATTATACTCCGCAATTTATCCCGCGTGAATACGCGAAATAACATATTCCGTGAAAACAATTACGGCCCAGCAGCTTGTGGCCACTGAGCCGTGGTTCTACCCTACTAGGTCGAATGTCTCGATGTAGGCATCTGCCCACCCGCTGAAGACGTGCATCGGATCAGCTGTGTCAACCCGCGCCTCTTCGTCATCGAAATACTCGAGGGCCATTGCCTGCGCAACGTCCACTGATCTGTAGACGCCGATAACCTTCATCGGGTTCCAAGGGTAGTCGTCCTCAATGCGGACGACGACGTAAACCTGCTCGCTCATGATGCCACCCCTAAGCTGACAGCGACGCGGTGACCGAGGACTGTACCTGTAATGACGCAGGCGATAAGAACTAGTGCCATGTTAACCTCCGTTAGAGTAGAGCCGTGCGTAATAAGCGGCCCGTATGTAATCTGGCAATTGTATAAACGCATCATTGAAGTTGTGGTATAATTGTTGCAGAGCGGCGTATTGAACATCATTCAGCCAATCATCTGTGTTTGACATGTTAACCTCCATTAATACGATTACCGTACACCCTACGGCGGAGCGATGCCACTCACGATAGCATCTCGGACGCGTGAACCGACCCTTCGCCGGCCAAGACCTCCTTGTAATCCTTCGGCGCGCAGACCAAGGGATTAAAGGGAGGTCCCGGTTTCCCGGGACCTCAACCAGCTTGTTATGCTTCGCGGACGAGGCCTTCGTCGAGCATGCGCTTCGCGGACGAGGCCTTCGTTGAGCATGCGCTTCGCGGACGAGGCCTTCGTTGAGCATGCGCTTCGCGGACGAGGCCTTCGTTGAGCATGCGCTTCTTGTAGAAGGCGACGATGCGCTCAACCGGTTGCTGCGTCTTGAAGCCTTCGTAACGCTGCAGCTTTTCTGCCCAGGTCTTCAGGTCAACTTCACCTGCGTCCTTGATGGCGAGGACTGCTTGCTTCATTTGCAGCGGGGTCTTGGCCTCGAAGGCGTCTCCATTGAAGACGTACTTTTTGCGCTCAACCGGTTGCTTTTTCACCTGCAGCAGAGTCTCGAGTTCGGCGAGCGTCGCTTCTTTGACCTTGATACCGACTTGGGCGAACACTTCCGCAATGGTTTTCATGATGGTTTCCTTTTCACGTTGGACCAAAGGACTCTGGTTGGTCCTGCCAGATTGACCAAGTTATTATTTACCTGACCATGATTAGATTATAACACATATATTGGAAAAGTACAATAAAAGATTTTTATTGATTTGCCAATCTTGATAAGAAAAAGTTATTGTACATTTGCCTTGGTTTGTGGTAGGCGACTCTTGTTTGGTTGAGTGAGAATGATTATCATCTTAGTGAAGTACCTCAGGTTGTTGAGAATGATTCTCATTCTCACCTTCTTGGATCGCGGCCCGTCGTTCTCCCATCATCTGGCCGAGATCCTCACATCGCGAAACGCGGGTAAATGAGAATCATTATCAGTTGGCTGATGTCTGTCCGCTAAATGAGAATCATTATCATCTGTTCTTGGCCAGTTGTAATTGAGAATGAGAATCATTATCATTTGAATCACTTCCACCTGGTGAGCGGGAATTTCACCCTGTGGGGCCCGGGGCGTTCAACACTCCGCTTAAACTAGGGAGAGCCATCGCAGTAGACCTG